CTTGTACTGGACAAAGAAATTAACGCTTTTGCTTGCTTTTGCCAGCTAGAAAAACTTATTTAATTTTTGCTGGTAACTTTGAATATACTTTTGAAAAACCTTTAACAGCTGGGTCTTTCATACTAGCATCTGGTTTTGAAGGTATAATTGTATTAAAATTGTTTAATGATTTATCACCTCTAGTAAGTTTGTTACCGTCTTGTGTCATTAATGTTTGAAGGTAAGGATTGTTTGGTACTTCTTCGTCTTCTTCAGGACTTACCGGTTTATGGTTAATACGTTCCTGTTTCCTTATACTTGTAGGTATGGAAGGTAGGTTTGAACCATCTTGTGGTACTACTTTTAAAATTGTACTTGGAACTGTAATTGCATGTTCCTTGTCATAACGTCCTGGAGCTGTTTCTGCAGCAATTTCAACTGTAAAACAATCACCTCTATTGTTTTCATCACCAGGATTCTTACTTGGATAATGAGTTTTAATGTTAATAACACGTTTGTTTAAGTCAGAAATATGGAAAAAGTCAGCTACAGCTTTTTTCATTTCATCTGATAGCTTCTTAAAGTGTTCATCGCTCTTATAGCCACTAACTAATTCAACTACGTCACCAACTAACATACCACCGTTAGTATATCTAGTTATATTGTTTTCTACGAGCGTTAAAAACTTGTTCTGCATATATTATTATTTAGTCTATCTTTGTAATTTTCTATTCTAGCCATAAATATTCTATGTGGCAGGCCTTAATTTAGATATACTAACAAATGTTAACGCAAATAATAATAATGCGTCAGTTTATACTGATCTCAAGTTAGATTTAGCTTTAAATTTAACATATAATAACCAATTATACAAGTCACAACAGGTAGCGGACGTACAAGTTGATAACAATTTAGGTGCTATTTACAATAGTATATCAAATTTAATAACAACTATACCTGGTCAAAAACCATTAAATCCGTTATTCGGTATAAGTTTTTCAGATTTGTTATTTTTACCAGTATCAGAAGATAGAGCTTTACTTATTGGTAATGCTATAGTAGAAGGTATACAAAAATTTGAACCCAGAGTTGTTATAAACAACATTAACATTATACCTGATCCTGATGCTAATCAATATACTATTCAGTTTAACCTTTCTATACCGATTTTCAATGTTCAGCAAGTAAATATTGTTGGCGTTTTAAATAAGTCCGGCTTCTTCTACAACTAATATGGCACAAAACATTACACAACTTACTGATTACACTTTACCAAGAACAAGCTATGCTACGTTTGATGCATTAACCATGAAACAGTTAATCATTGATAGATTAACTGCTGGAGGTATTTTTACCGATCAAGTTTATGAAGGCAGTAATATAAGTGCAATAAACGACATTATTGCTTTATCATATCATTATCTTTTGTTTTATTTGAATTCAACAAGTAGTGAATCAATGTTTGATCAAACATTGCTTTATGAAAATATGAACAGACTTGTAAAGCTAATTGGTTATTCACCTGTAGGTTATCAAACATCATTACTTTCATTCCAGGCATCAACAAATGCAAGTTTACCACCTAGTATATACACGATACCAAGATATTCATATTTTACAGTAAACGGAATTTACTATACGTTTTTAAACGATACAACTTTTACAAAAACTACACAAACTGGTACAGAAGATTTACCATCTTTATATAATGAAAGTTTATTATATCAGGGTAAAATTATAGAATACCCAGCACAAATTGCAACAGGAGAAGCTTTTGAAACTTTTACACTTGTTGTAACAGACAATATTACAAATCAGCCAATTAATATAGATCAAAGCAGTATTAATGTTTATGTATTAAATTCCAACACTAATACATACTCTCAATATTCATTAACAAACTCTTTATTCCTAGAAGATAGTAACGCAACTAAATTTGAAAGTAGATATAACGAAAACGGTTACTATGAATTGAAGTTTGGTAACGGAGTATTTGGTCATAAGTTAAATGCTAATGACACAGTATATGTTTATTACCTACAAAGTGATGGGCAATCTGGTGTAATTTCAGCTAACCAATTAAACAACAATACACTTAACTTTTTCTCAACACCTCAATTTAATACTATATCACCTTACGTTTTAAATCCGTCTTTAAATTATATAACACCGCAGTTAGCAAGTTATATAAACTTTACAAACAATTTAGCATCATCACAACCTAATATTCATGAGTCTGTAAATGATATTAGAACAAATGCACCAAAAACGTTTTTTAGTCAAAACAGATTAATAACGGAATCTGATTTCCAAACATTTATTAACACTATTTTTTCAAACATAGTTGCAAGTTCTTCAGTTGTTAATAACAGAACATATATTGAAAACTTTATTCAATACTTTTACAATATGGGTATTACAAGACCTAACATTGATGCAAGAGTATTGTTTAATGAAGTAAACTTTGCACATGCAGGGCAAGATAACAACGTTTATATGTTTATGGTACCATCAATTCAAACAGTTGATAGTAGCAATAATCAATACTTTTTACAGAATTCACAAAAGAACGCTATTATAAGTGCAATGACAAACAACAAAGCACTTAATATGGAGCTCATACCACAAGATCCAATTTATACAGCATTTACTTTAGGGTTTAAAGCACCAGGCGAGACACTTTCAACAAGTATAGCTAATAATACATATCTAGTTATTCAAAAAAATAGTGATTTATTAGTAGATCCAAATACAATTGCAAGCAATGTTAATAATGTATTTGTTAATTACTTTGCAGCTGCAAATTGTGAATTAGGTCAGCTTATAACCGTTAATGATTTAGTATCGCAAATATTAAATGTTACGGGAGTAAGTAGTTTTTACATGCAACGTACTTTAAATGATGGATCAATAATTACTGAAAATGGACTAAGCTTATTAGCTTTTAATCCAAAATACTCTAACATAGATATTCAAATTGTTTCATCTAATATACAGTTACCATTTTTTAAATTTCCGTTCTTGTATAATCAATCTATACTGAACAATATTATAGTAGAATAACATGTTAACATTTAATACAATAGCTCAAGCTTTATCTGCTAATATGACAACTATTGCATTAAGCTCTGTTTGTTTACAAACAGATACAAGTTTAATAGCTATAAAAGGTATAATGTCTGGGTCTCAATTGTCTAATTTATCTGCAATATCTTTAAACGGTAATTACGTGCCAGTTGATTTAAATTGGACGTTAAAAATAACTCCAATCAAGTAAAATGGCAACAGATTATCTATATAATTCATCAGGAGCTTACCCATCAAGTCAAAGTGCCTCTTTGACATTTGATAATTACTACACAACATATGGAATTACAGTTATTGATAGCGTCACAGTTAACTGTACTAGCTATAGTAATGATAGCGGGGCTGATTACCCAAACACTGCAGAAGCTACATCTTCTTTTGGATCTGGAACATATCAGTCTTATGAAATTAATGCCATCTACACATCAAGTGTAGTTTCAGATAGTCACGTAACTGTTACCAATTTAAGACGTCAAGGAGGTGGTAATTGGGTAGCTGATTCAGTACAATATAACACTTTAGGTGGTGGTTCTTACGTCACAGCAACAAATGTAAATTTTGGTACAAGTCAGACAATTTCTTCAGTTGGTACAGCAAATGGGGATAGTGGTAATTATTTTGTATTACAAGCATATGTAAATTACACAATACCTCCTACTCCTACACCGACACCTAATCCAACTGCCACGCCAGTCCCTCCTACACCGACCCCTACACCGACAACAGCACCGAACCCTACAATTAGTATAAACTCGCCTGCAAATGGTTCACATTTTAGTTCCGGTGTAGGAGCTACAATATCAATTACAGGTAATTCTTCTGGTAATATATTAAATGCAGTTGCAGCAGATTATTCAACTGATGGAGGAGCATCATGGTCTACCTTCATTTATAATTCGTTTGCACCTACATCATCTTATACTTCAAGTGGTGGTTTAACATTTACAGGACCTCAAACAGTATTAATAAGAGCTTTAGCAGCTGATAGTAATGGGCATTATCCAGGCTGGCCTGGTTCACCAAGTTATACAAATATTACTTTATATTGGGATGCAGTACCTACTGCTACGCCTACACCAACACCAACGCCTACCCCTTCTTCTACTCCCACTCCTACACCAACACACACTCCTAACCCAACTGGTACACCCACACCAGCTCCAACTGGCACTCCAACCCCAGCACCTACAGGTACACCAGTACCAGCTCCAACTGGCACTCCAACTCCAGCTCCTACAGGTACACCAGTACCTGCTACTGCTACTCCAGCACCTACAGCAATAACACCAACACC